GAATTGGCGGCTTTGATGAAAAATAGTGTAAAAATATATATATTTTTACACTATTTTTCATCAAAGCCGCCAATTCGCGCCATATTTCATCAATATTACACAATTTTACAGTAAAAATATATAGATTTATATATATATGAGTCGCAAATTAAAGAATTTGTTGACTGAATTGTCAATGGCTGACCCTCAAACATCGGCATTTCTTGATATTTCTAAGAAATTAGTTGAAACTTATCGCGATATTCAGAAGGAAAAAGCCGAAAAAGAAAATAAACCCAAAGAACCCAAAGAACCTAAACCAAAAAAAGAAAAGAAAGAAATAATTGTTCAAGAAAATAATGAACCATATATATGTAAACATTGTTATGATTTATTAAATAATAAGTTATCTGAAATTATTCCCAAAAATTAGATTTTTTACAGAAAAAAATCTCTAGTAATTTATATATGGAAGTTTTTATTTTAGTTGATTATAAACTAAATGCAATCATAGGAACATTTTCTTCTCTTGATAATGTAAAGAAGGCTAAGTCTCAAGTAATTAGAAGAGACATTGATATGATTAAGAAAAAAATTGATGAAGAACTAATCTTATCTACCTTAGACCAAGATAGAAAACATTATTTAATTGGAACATCAAATGTGTTAGATTTAATATGTTCAAATTTTGAAACCAAATGGGAGAACTGTATAGTAGATTTTGATGGGTTCTGTCCATCAGCTCGTTATGGATGGTATCGTATGGTAATGGATAAATTTATATTAGACAAAAGTATGTTCGGACCGATAATTGTATTGCCTCCACCCAAGGTTTAATTATTGGTTATTAAGTATATATATCATTTTATATATTATTTCATCTGTAGATAGTTTTTCTATCATATGATTTAATTCTTCTTCTGATGCTCTATCTTCCATTAATTGAATGCTTCTTTCTTTAGATGCATTTCTATTTCGTTCAATATATTTATTGATATTCTTAACATAGTATTTTTCTTTATATTCTCTAACAGACATTTTCTTAGGTTTGGTTACCTTAGGTTGGGGTAGGTTATCTAACCAGAACATTATAATTTATTATAATATTTTTTTAAGGGAACGCAAAAACCAGAAATCGGGTTTTTGTCCAAACTTCTATAGAGTATTGTCAAAAACCCGATTTTTGGCAAAATATATTTTTTACAAATAAAAATCTCTAGTAAATATATATGGACAAATTAGCCGAACAAGTTTCAGACCTCTTAATGGAAGAAAAGCCTCTATCATCATTAGAATTAAGATATTTATTATTCTTACAGAAGATAGGATTTAAGCCTACAGTATTCTATGATATAGGTGCATCTCATTGTGCTTGGTCAAAAGCTATTAAACAAATATTTCCAGAAACTACCGTTGTATTATTTGATGCATCCCATAAATTAGGCTCATTATATGAAGATGATTTACATTTCTTTAATTGTTTAAGTGATGAAGATGGAAAGAAAGTTAATTTCTATGAATTTGAATTAGACGATAGAATTAATTCGTATTATAAACCGAAATATTGTAGAGATACTCCTTTAAAATTAGAGACTACTAAATTAGACACATTAGTAAATAATAATAGTTTACCAGAACCAACATTTATTAAGATTAATACTTGTGGAAGTGAATATGATATTATAAAGGGAGGTGAAGAAACTATAAAGAAAGCTGAATATTTAATAGTAACATTACAGAATGAAGAATTATTTGAAGGTGCACCTGTAGCTCATAAAGTAGGACCTTATATTGAGTCATTAGGTTTTAAATTAATAAATACATTAGACCCTAATGGAACCTCACTTTTAGATTATGTATTTAAAAATAAAAATATCTAATATAATATATATGCCATTTAATGCCCTTGCAAGACTTGCAGGAACACCAGAGTCCGACCATATATATTATAATATTACAGTTTCTGATGATAAAACTGGTAGTAGAGCAAAATCCGATGGAACAATTGAAGAATTAAAAACTCAAGGAACTGATATTCCTCTAGTATTTAATCAAATTCGTTCTACATATTATTTAAAAAGACCAGAAGAATATTATGTTACAGTTATAAGATTTACAATTGAAAACCCAAATTTCCCTGTTTTTGTTCCTCTACCTATAGTAGGTCAAGCGGATGTTAATAAAACAGTCTATACAATTACATTATTCGTAGGGGGTGTTCCGTATAAATATCCTGTAATATGGATTCCACAAGATGATACTATACCACCACCTGCATCTCCTATAAAACAAACTGATGTATCACCATCTACTCCTTATTACTATTGTTATTCTTATCAACATTTTGCTGACTGTATTAATAATAGTTTTAAAAGTGCGATTACTCAAATAAACACAGATTTAGGGACAACTTATACAGCTCCATATTTACAATTTGATGCTACTACTAATTTATTTACACTAGGTGGAGATGTTCAATTATATAGAACAGCTAATGATGGTAGTTTATTAGGAAATATAGGAATTTATTTTAATTCAGAATTGTATAACTTATTTGCTTCTCTTCCTTATATTTATACAGCTGGTAGTGTTGTAGTCACATCTGGTGATAATTTACAAATGGATTACCAAATATTGATGACTACAGGAAGTAATGTGCCTACAATAAATCCTCAACCATTTATAGAAAATATTAGATTTAATCAATTAACAGGAGGTAATGATGTCTTAGCCACTCAAGAATATCAATCATTATCTCTATGGTGCCCAATTAAAAGTTTAATATTTAAAACTAATCTATTAGCAACAGCCCCTGAAGTCCAAGGAACTCCAGCAGTATATGAAGATGGTCTTAATAATATAAATGCCAGTAAACAAAATGCTGATATAGTAAATATGTTAGTAGATTATGTTCCACAATTAACAGAAGGGACTGAATTTAAACCATATATATTCTATCAACCATCAGGTGAATACAAATTAACAGATTTATACGGTAAAACTCCTGTAAATGCTCTTGATATTTCTGTGTTCTGGAAGGACAGCTTTGGAAATTTAGTTCCGTTCTACCTACCAATTACAAGTTCAGCAACAATCAAACTTTTATTTAGAAAGAAAAGATTTAATTCAACAAAAGTTTAAAATTAATATATATATTATTTTTCTAATTATATATATATGCCCTATTATCTAGACGATACTGTAGAACCTTCAGAAGTCTACTATAATATATTAATCAAAAATAACATAACAGGCTTTAATAAGGATGCAAACCCAGTTCCAATTGCTAGTTCTGTTCCATTAGTTTTCAATGAGACAAGAAGTATTCCTTATATAAATAATCCAAGTAAATATTATATGTCAGTTATATCTTTTGAAATGGATACTCAATCAGTCCCTACATTTATATGTGAACCTATTCCAAAAGCAAATGATATAAATGCGACTATTTATTATGTAACAATTACTGATGCAAATAATGTTCCAATTGTAAATGGACATCAAAATGTTAAATGGATTCCTGAAGATTTATCTGCTCCAGTCCCTCCTTCACCTGTTCCTGATAACTTTAATGAATATCCATATTATTTTGGTTATACATATTCATATTTTATTGAATTAGTAAATAAAGCAATAGCTGCTGCAGTTGTTGGTCATATTCCAGCTATTAACCATCCACCTTTTCTACAACTAGAGAATGGTATTGTAAGTTTAGTAGCACCAGCTCAATCAGCATTAACAAGAAGTTTCTTAACAGACGAGAAAGGAAATTGCGTTGATATAAATGGAGCTCCAAATCCAAATGGTCATAAGATATTTTTCAATAGTGAATTATACTACTTGTTTTCATCGTTAAAAGCTATAGAAAGAAATGAACCATTAGGAGTTACATTAAATGCTAATTTCCAGTTAATATTAAATATTAATCCATCAGGAACTAATTATAAAAAAGTATATACTAATTTAAACCAAACTCCGTTGGTATCACATTATGATGCTGTTGTATCAACCTGTGAATTTTCTCCATTACCGTTCTGGAATCCAATTGATTCAATAGTATTTACAACAAATCATTTAAATGTTGTTCCCGAACTAATAGCAGCGAATGCAACTACAGGTGTAGCAGCGACAAGTCCTTTAGCATCTAATGCTGATGCATATTATATATTAACAGATTATGCTGCTCCACTATACACAGGAACAGAATATAAACCAAATATATTCTATCAACCTCAAGCAGAATATAGATTGTCAGATTTGTATGGTGAAAATCCAGTATATCAATTAGTATTAAATGTGTATTGGAAAGATAAGTATGGATACCTTCATACCTTCTTACTAGAGTCAGGGGGAACAGCCTCCCTAAAAATTTTGTTCAGAAAGAGAGTTTTTTATTTGGACTTTGAATAACCATTTTGCCAAAAATCGGGTTTTTGACTAAACTCTATAGAAACTTTTCCAAAAACCCGAAAATTGGTCAAATCCTTAAAAAATATCCAAAATTACTTTTCCAAGTTTCTAAAAATAATAATCTAATAATAGTTATATATGCCAAGAAAAATTATCTTAGATGGATATGATTCTGAAGATGAAAATGATATTATAAAATTAAATTCAGATGTTAGAGACTCACATATATATCTTAACTTAACTGTATTTAATAATAATACGGCTTATAGTAAACAAGGAAATGCATTACCAACTCAACAAGGTGTCCAATGTTCTCTTACTCAAAGTCAAGCAGCCGCATATGTGGAAAATCCTAAAGATTATGATATGTCTGTAGTTCAATTTAATTTAGATTCAAATTCTTTCCCTGTTCAAATAGCTCAACCGAAAGTAGGTGCAAGTTATCAATCTCCCATATCGTCAACTAATTATACTGTAGAAGGTTTTCCTACGATATTTGAAATAAAAATTACATCTCAATTAGGTGACATCAGTGTTCCCATCTATTGGAAAACATCTGATTTAAGATTAAGTCCTCCATCATCACCTCTACAAGAGAATGATTTATATAATGAATATTTCTGGAACTATTCTTATGATTATTTTATATTATTAATTAATAATTCGTTAAACTATGCGATTGATAAATTAGTTCCTAATTATCCAGATATGCCTTATTTCAAATATGAAAATGGATTTTTTACTTTTAATGCTCCTTTAAGTTTTAGAACAGACCCAATTACAGGCAACTATTATGATATTTTATTAGTCCCAAGTTTTAAAATAGAATTGAATGAACCACTATATAATTTATTATCTGGTCTCCAGTCAATTTATACAAATAATAACACATACCAATTATTGGTATATCCTAATGCTGATACATCAAATATATTTAGTCAATATAATAGTTTACTTGTAGGTGCTCCTATCTCAAAAAACTATATAAAAATGACACAAAATTATAAATCAGCTTTATTATGGAATCCAGTTACATCTGTAGTTTTCTTAACTCCAACTATTCCTGTAGTTCCTGAGATGATTTCACGACCATATATTTATGGTATAAATCCAATTCCTGAGAGAAATAATGCAGGGTTATCTAATACTCTATTTGAATTAAGTTTAGGTAGAAGAGCAGACCCTCAGATTAATTATTATCCTAAAGCCCAGTATTTTTTAAATTCATTGTTAGGTAGACAAGATTTAAATGAAATCCAGTTTCAAACCTACTGGAGAGATGATTTAAATCAACTACATCCGTTTTATGTAGAGGCAGGTTCTACATTTAATATAAAAATTATGTTTAGAAAAAAACTTTTTGATAGTTAAAAAAATAAATATAGTAAATTTTTATTTTTTTAAGGTTAAAATATTATCTAATCTTTTATATATCTATGTCCGCAGACTTTGAAAAAGTCCTCGTCAAAGACCCCCGTTTGGATGTCTCTGAATCTATTAAATACGCTGTTATCAAAGGTGGTCAAAATGTAACTTGTGCCCCTTATGGTGCTATCTCTCAAACTAACAATCAATTAGTTTTTAACATCCAAGTTCCATCAGAACAAACCATCATAGACAGAAGAGTATTACTCCAAACTAAATTAGCTTTAAAAGTAGTTACAGATTGTGCATACACAAAAGCAGAAGGAGAAAACGCTGTATATACATATGGTGCTGGTTGCTACTATGGTGTATACTCTGCTTTAGCCCCTTTTCCTCTCCATCAATTGATGACTGTTCTTTCTGCAACTATTAACAATAACACAGTATCTATTAACATCCGTGATGTATTACCTGCTATAATCCGTATGTTATCCTGTGAAGATTTAGTATGCTGGAATAACTCTACACCAACTTTCCGTGATACTTTTGCATCATACTGTCCTGTAGTCGTAGGTCGCACTACTGCCCATCCTAACAGCAGTTATTGGGGTGTTGATGATGCTGCAACAGTTCACAGAGGTTGTTATTCACCTTTAGGTTATACTGTTGAAACTGTTGAAGAATCAAAAATCCCAGTTTCAGAAGGTGGAAATATAAAAGTAACAGAATACTTTATATGGGAATTAACTGAACCTTTACTCTTATCTCCTTTTATCTTCACTAACTTATCAAATAATGGTCAAGGTTTCTACGGTATCCAAAACTTAAACATAGTAATTAACATTGGTGATACCAAGAGAGTTTTCAGAGGTTTAACAGGTTACAAGAAAAATGGTGTCCAAGATGACAAAGTATCATATTTAAATCCTTCTCCAGCTATAGGAACAAACACAGGAAAAGGTAAAATTAACAGTATCTATTCAGTATCAGGTGGTGGTCAAAATGACGCTTTATTCTCTGATACAAGACTCTTATTTAATTTCTTAACTCCTCATCCTTCTGACTTATTACCTGCTCGTAACATTGTTCCTTTTTACGAATTACCTCGTTACATCACAGCTCAATCTCCTGAAGCTACTAAACCAACAGAACAAGAAACTAAAACAAATAATAGTTTTGGTGTATTTACTAAGACTTTCACTGTAGAAACTAACTCTCTCCAACTCAACCAAATTCCTGATAAGCTCATTATTTTCTTAAGAAAGACAGCTTCTAAACAAAGTTGGGGTGACCCTGATGTAGCTTTCCCTATTGAAAGTTTAACTATTAACTTCAATAACAATTCAGGTATTTTAGCATCAGCCAAACAAGTTGATTTATGGCAATTCTCTCGTTCTAATGGTTGCGGATTAACTTGGCTTGACTGGAAAGGTTTAGGTGTTGTCCCTAACTTCGCAAGTAACAAAGATTTCTGTCCATTATTAGAATCTGGTGTAAAATCAGCTCCTCTTGCTGGTTCTTACTTAGTATTAGAATTCGGTAAAGATATCCAATTAACTGAAGATTTCTATGCTGCTGGTTCATTAGGTAATTTCAACATCCAAGTTAAATTAAATTGCCAAAATGCTGGTCCATATGATTTAAATCCTCTTGCAGGTGACGATGAAACAGGTGGTAATAACCTTGATTTAGTATTAATCACAATGAACTCTGGTGTATTCGTATGCGAAAGAGGCACATCTTCAACTTACACTGGTATCTTAACTAAACAAGATGTATTAGAAGCATCTCAACAAGAACACTATACCCACAATGATGTAAAACGCTTAGTAGGTGGTGGTATTTTTGATATGATTAAATCTGGTGTATCTAAATTAGCCTCTAAGGGTAAAGAAATGGCTATGACCCACGGCAAAGAATTAGCCAAAAAGCACGGTAAGAAATTATTAGATAAAGGTAAAGAAATGGCTATGGCTAAAGGCAAAGAAATGTTAAGTAAATATATGGAATAAAAAAATTATAATTGAAAATTAAATATTATCAATTATTATTTTTCATTTGGTGGAGGTATAGGGCTTCTATCTTGTTCAAGACTAACTCTACAACATCCAGAGATACAATTAATTTTATGTTTATCACAATATCTATATAATAAATAAAAAATACCGAATACGAGTCCAGTTACACTACCTCCAACAACAGTTGAACCGAGATTATCCATTACTAAACATTAGAAAAAAATATATATAATAAAAATATCTAATATAATATATATGCCGTTTAACAATGAATATAATCGCAGTATCGCTCGTGATATTGATTATTTCAACAAAAGATATATAGCTCATTGTGATTCAACTGGAACAGGCACTCAAAATTATAGAGTTCAAATGTCTTCTGGATTATCTGGAGGAGGTGCAGGTTCAGCTGAGTTCCATTGTGATAGTGACAGTAGTAGTGATAGTGATGAAAGTTATTCTGGTGGTGCTATCTTAGGGTTCCAAGCAGGAACAATTTTAGGTGGTCCAAGAACTAAAAGTATACCAACAAGAAGAGAAATATCATCTAAATCATCATTAGGTGCTCCAATCGCAAAGAATCCTTTAGAAGAAGGACAAAGAAATAATATAGCAAATCCTCCTCCAGATGCTCCTCCTCCTCCACCTGAAGCTCCTCCAGCAGGTGCTCCAAAAGCAGGTGGTGCTATTTTAGGTTTAACTCCTCCATCATTTCCAGCACCTCCTATTACTAATAAAAGAAAATCTGTTTTATCTCCAGCCCTTCAACCTCCATCTGGAAGAATGTTTAGGGCAGGCAGATTTGTTTCTGTAAGAGACTTAGGGGATGAAAATAGTCCTTACAACCATCTATACAAAAAAAGTAGATATGAAACTGATTCAGAAACTGAAACATCAAGTAGTGAGAGTGAAAGTGAATCTGATAAAGAAGGTGGATATTGTGGAGATTTACCTGAAGTAAAAAGAGGATTAGGAAAACCTCAACCAGAAGGAAAACAAGGTAGATTAGATAAAATAGCTGATATTGGTTTAAAAGCTATGGATAAATATGATGAATTAGATGATGATGATGAAGATAGTGAAAATGAAGACCCAGCAAAAGAAGCAAAGAAAGGTGGTTATTTAGATATTGCTAGAAGATGTCACGATACATTAGAATCTCATCGTAAACATCACACATCAAATGGAACTTTAGAAGGTAGTGGTTGGATGAGTGTAGCTGCAAGAGGTGCTCGTTTAGCCGCTAGATTAGGTATGAAAGCAGCTAAGGCAGCAGCCAAAACAGCAGCCAAAGCAGCAAAAGCAGCAGCTAAAACAGCAGCTAGACAAGGTAGAAAAGTTGCTAGAGCAGCCCAAAGAACAGCAAAACAAACAGCTAAAGCTACAGAAAGAGCAGCTAAACAAGCAGCTAGACAAGCAAAGAGAGGAACAAGAGCATTAAAAGAAACAGCATCTAGAGCAGCAAAAGCATCAAAAGGTAAGTTTGGTGAAATGGCTAAACAAATAGGTGAACAAGGTGTTTCTCAACTTGTAAGTATGGCATCAAAAGGTGATGAAGAAGGAAAATATGACTACGAACCAGAAGAAGAAGAAGAACTCGTTGATGAAGAAGAAGAAGAAGTTCCTGAAGATGAAGAAGAAGAACCCGATTATGAAAAATTAGAAAAGGAAGCTGATGAAAAAGAAGAAAAAGAGGAAGAAGAAGAAGATGAAGAAGAGGAAGAAGATGATGATGAAGAAGAAGATGATGATGAAGGAGAAAAATTTGATGAAGGTGCTATGATGAAGAAATTAGAAGGTAAATTGGGTGCTCCAGCTGACCAAAAAGGTCCTAAATGGTTGAAAGACACAAAAGAAGCCCAACAAGTCCAAAAAGCAGTATTAAAACAAGTAAGTGGTTTTGATATTTTCTCAAAGACTCCTGAAGCTGACTTTATTAAAGTATACGGAAATCAATACGGTGAAATGGCTGGTAAATCAATTGCTGAAATCATCAATACTCTTGAAGATGACGGTTTAACAAAAGAAGATATCCAAAAATTACTCAGTCAATCACAAGGTGCACTCAAAACAATGGCAGCCAAAGATATTTCTGAAACATTAAAACAAAAATATGAAGCCAGAGAAGACTTTGGTAATAAGAATAAGAATACCTCTTGTATGGATGCCTTTAACAATGTAGCCTCAAAGAGTGAAACTGTCCAAAAGGAAACAAAACCAACAAGAAAGAATGATACATATTTCGGAACTGGTGCTGGTTTACCCAAACCTCCTAATAATATGAAAAAAATAGAGGAAGAAATAAAACAAAAGGGTAAAGAAAAGAAAGCTGTAGAAGAAGGTCTCCAATTTGGTAAAATTATAACTAAGAATAAACAAGCTATTATAGACCAAATAAGAAAAGAAAAAGGTTTACCTCCTCAATTACCTCCATTAAAGGGTGGTTTCTTCAAAGAAACTGTCAAAGCAACTAGAGGTGAACAAAAAGAAATGAAACCTAAAGCCCAAATGAACAGTTCAAGTTTATCTGGTATGGGTAAACCAAAAAGAGTCCCTAAAGCACAAATGAAAAGTTCTAGTATGTCTGGTGGAGGAACTTATAGAACATATAGTAATTATGCTGCAATGCCAGCAGCCGAAAAAAGAAGTATAATAGGTAAATTTCGTAATTTAGAAAGAAAATCATTAGAAGAATTACAAGCAATGGCAAAAGAGAGAGGAATAGTTTATAACTATAGTCCTACAACTGACATAATAGAAGCAGCTGAATCAAATCCAAAAATAACTATGTATATGGATAAAGATTTAGATTTTAATGACCCTCTAGATAAGACAGCATTAGCACAATTTATAGTATTTGATGAAATGAAAATCGGTGCTGTTCCATACTTTGATGCTTGGGATGATATAGAAAATGTTGGTAAACCAAAAAGTGCACCTGCTGAAGGTGCACCTGCTGAAGGTAAAGGTAAACCTAAGAAACCTAGAAAAAGTCAGGGTGCTGGTAAACCAAATAAAAGAGCTGAGATTGTTCGCCAAGTAATGCAAGAAAAAGGTATGAGTATGATTGAAGCATCAAAATATGTCAAGGCGAATAATTTATATAAAAAATAAAATAATTATTATAAATATTTAATCTAGATATTTATAATAAATGTTGAGGAATAAAGACAGTATAAATATAAGTGACCAATTAAGAAAATTAAATGTCCGTTTTATTTCTTCAGTTGGTGAAGAATCTCCATTAAAAACATTTGGTAATGCCTTTAAAGGTGGTGCTAAAAATGCAGGAGAATCAAATGCATCATACGCAGAAAGAGAAAGAGCTCGTATTAAAAAAGAGAAAGAAGAAAGAGATGCTCAAGAAGCAAAATGGAAGGAAGAAGAAGAAGCAGAACATAGAAAGATTAAGAAAGAACAAGAAGATGAAATAGCAAGAATAAAAGCAGAAAATGCTGCGACATTAAAAAAGATGGAAGAAGAACTCCAAGCAACTTATGATAATTATGTAAAAGAACAAGCTGAAGAAAGACAAAAACAGAGATATTATGAAGAGTATAGATTAAAGGAAGAAGATAAAAAAATAGCAAAAGAAGATGCTGATTGGAATAAAAGAATGGAAGATAAAGCTACCGAAAAAAGGATGAAAGAAGAAAAGGAAAAGAAAGATGAAGAAGATGCTCGTATAAAGAAAGAACAAGATGAAATTAGAGAAATGCAAGAAAGAGCACAGAGACAAAAAGAGAATATGGAAAAAGGTGCTATTGCTAGTTTGGAAAATTTTAAACCTTGTAATGTTTCATCAACTGATGGTGCTGATAAGGATGTTGAAAATAAAATTGTAGGTGAAGTAAAACAAGAACAACAATTAGTAGAAGCAGCTCAACCAGTTCAAACAGGTGGAAGACAATTAAAAAGAAATAAAGTCCAAAATGAGATGTATTTGATTAATAAAAGATATGTTGATTTGATGGGTAATGATAAACAAATAGTAACTTATAATAACGCAGGAAAAAAAAATAAAATGACAGGTGGTTTCTGGTGGTTCTTGATTCAATTAGCTATAGAAATTGCACAAATTGCTATAGAAGCAGCAATTGAAGCAGAACAAGATAGAAGAGAAGAAGAAGCAGAAAGAGAAGCAGATGAACTTGCTGACTTAGAAGAAGAATTTGAAGATGCTCGTATAGAATACCAACAAAATGTATTCGAAGATATAGAAGATGAAAATGAATTCCAAGCTAAAAGAGCAGAATTTGCTGAATCTATTAAAAATAGACCTCTTGATGAACAACAAGACTTATTAAAAGAATTAGATGAAAGAAGAAGCGATGCATTACAAGATAAAGAAACTCGTAAGGAAGACAGAATAGAAACTATGGCTGATGAAAAAGAAGACTTTGAAGCCGAAAAACAAAACTTAAGGGATGAATTAGAAACAGCTATTGCCGAAATGATGGGTAATCAACAAGCAAGAATGGATGCTATTACAGCATTAATGGAAGCTGATGAAGCAGCAAGAAAAGAAGTAAGAGACCAACGCAGACAAATTGCTAAGGATAAAAGAGATGCTCGTAAGAAGATAATAGCAGATGAAAAAGAAGAAAGAAGAGTTGAAAGAGAACAAAAACAAAAGGAAAGAGCTGAAAGAAAAGCATATGAAGATAGAATTAGAGAGAGATATGAAAATCTTGAAGCCCAAAGAGAAGATGAAGAAGCTAAAATTAAAGGGTTATCTGGTTATAAGGGATGTAAGTCTAACCAAGAAGAAAAAGAAACATTAAGACAAAGAGCTAGAAGAGAAATAGAAGAAGAAAAAGCTAAAGAAATTGAGTTGGCTGCTCAAGGTAAGATTACACAAGATGAATTAAACCAGAAATAAATATAAATATTTAGTATTAAAAAATATCTATATATTTATATATATGGCTACATTTAGACAAGAGCAAATAGATGAAATCTTGAATTATGAAAGAAGTCTAAACAGAAAAATCTACGATACAGAAATTCTCGCTGTATCTCGTATGAACGATGAAAGAAATCCTCCATCAAATAGAGACATTAAGTTTGAAGCAGTTCTTGGTGGATTAATTGATAAATTAAAACAAACTATTGCCGAAGCTGTTCAAAGTGTCGCAGCAAAACAATATCCATCATTAAATGCTGTAAATACTGCTAAGTTATTAGCACTCAAATCAGGTGTAAAAGGTATATTAGCACCACCTCAAAACTATGAACAAGCTGAACAAAACCGTTTAGCAGAAGAAGCGACAAAAAAAGCAATTGAAGATTCAAGAAAATCAGCTCAATCTATGGCTGCAAGGTCAGGAACATCTGCGGAAGGTCCTTCATTATCATTAGCTGTTGATGCTGACGGAATTCCTGATGTTGAAGGTCTTAATGAAGAAGGTGATGAAGATGCAGATGAAGCATACTGGGCTCAACATATGTCTGGCGAAGGTAAACCAATAAGAGCCAGACATCAAGGTTTTGGTGCAGATTTTATTAATAGAAAGAAAAGAAAAGTAGGTGGTGTAGATGGTCCTACAGCTCAACAAAGTGAAACAGCAAAATCTGAAGCAAGTATGACAAAAACAACAGAAAATTTATTATATAATGTTGTTGGTCAATATAATGGTATAATTGATAAATTGATAGAAGCAACTCAACAAAATGGTTTATATAAAAATAAAAGACTTGCTTCAGCTTCTAATGTTCAATATTATGCTAATGTATTAAAAGGATTAATGGAACCATTAAAACATTTATTATTTGAATTGGCTCAAGTTCAACAACCTGAAACAGCATCATTATTTAATATGGTTGCTAAGATGGTTGATATTATTGATATATCTCCACCTTTCCAAAAGGTAGATGTCCAAGCATATAGAGAAGGCAAACCTGATTTCCAAGGATTAAATGATGACATAGTAATGAATGATTACAGTGGTTATCTCAAAGCATTAGAAAAATCAAAGAGTGACTATCTCAAATTAATTAGAGACTTTGACAATGAAGCATTAAGACAAAAAGCAACTTTAAGTAATGTTGACCAAAAATATAAATCTGATATATTCAAAGAAGTAGCAGCTAAACAAAGAATAGCTAAAGAAGTAATGGAAAAACTCCAAGGAGAAATTATGAATGTAAAGAAAAAGATAAAATCACCATTATACTCTATTGAAGACAATTTGAATGACCAAATATTAAGTGAAGTTGAACAATCATCTCAAATGTTGATGGAAATAATAGGAAGTAATGCTGGTGAATTTGGTTGGGTTACATTTGATAGACCTGATTTAACACCTGAAGAAATTAGAAGAACCAGATTATTACCTAAAGAAGAACAATTAGCAAGGGCTGATATATTGGCTAAGAAAGTAGCACAACAACAAGAAAATGTCAAAAAGATGGTTCGTCTTGCTATGGAACAAGGTGGACTAGAAGATGATGTTACAGGTGCTCACAGAAGAGCATATGAAGAAGCAGCTGATAAATTACAAAAACAATTAACTGATTTTGAACAACTTAATAACTTAGGTGATTATAGAAGTCAAAAAGCTGCTGCTGTTGCTAAAAGATTAGCTGCTGAACAGGCTAAATTACAAGCTATGAAGAAACAAGAAGAAGGTGGTGAAGGTGAAGAAGAAGGAGAAGAAGAAGGTGATGCTGAAGGTGCATTAAATGCTGAAAGAGGTCAAGGTCCTGCTGCTGATGCTAGCAAAGAGGCTCCTGCTGAAGAAGGCGAAGAAGAAGAAGGCGATGAAGAAGAAGATGATGAAGAGGAAGGCGATGAAGAAGAAGGTGATGAAGAAGAAGAAGGTGATGAAGAAGACGAAGATGAAGCTGAAAGGGAAGCTGAATTAAATGATATGGATATTGAATCAATCAGAGAAACAGCAACTCGTCTTGGTATAAAAATTAATAAACCTAAATCTCCAAGTAAAATGAAAGCTAGAGCAACTTTAATTGCTGAAATATTAAAAGCTGAATTTGGCGATGAAGAAGAAGAGGAAGAGGAAGAAGGAGAAAAGTCAGGTAAGGGTAAACCACTTGCTGATTTATTAGCCAATCCTAGACAACAGTATAACTATATGGGACGCCCTATTTCTAATGACGATAAAATTAATAATGAAATGATTAAGGCAAATAAGAAATTCCAAATGAATAATCCCAGACACGAAAATCCTGTTGGTTCTTTATATCCTTTTAAGGCTAAGACATCTGAAGCTAGATATGATTTCCCTACAGAATTAAGATACGAAAGAAATACAACTCATCCTACTAATAATGCCCTCGGTGCTGATTACAGTTTATTACAAGGTGAAATAGGTGGACCTACTGTTAATAAAGAAGTAAAGAGACAATACAGAAAGTCTGAAAGAGAAGTTGTTACACCTGCACAAGCCTTACAAAATGTATTAAATGGTGCTGGTAAGAAGTCAGGAGCATTGAAAAAACTAGTCTTTGATGATGAAGCAAATGATATGTTTGATGAACAACCATCTGGAGGAAATAGAGGTTTTATTCCTGAAGATAAAGAAGACCACTTTAAGTTCCCTGACTTAAAGAAAAAGAAAGAAAAAGATGCTGCGGCTAAATTATTAGGTAGAAAAAAATAATTCTTTTCTAGGGCATAATATATGTTCAAAAAAGATTTAGATTTTGGTAAAAAATATGAATCTGAATTAATGACTCATATTTCTTATGACGATTTTAAAATAAGCGAAGGTCTATTTAAGGACTACGATGTAGAAGTTTTGAAAGGTGGAAATAAAACTTACTATGAAGTGAAAGCCGATAGATGGACACATAAAACTGGTAATATATGTATAGAATTCCGATGCAATAATAAATTATCTGGTATTAGCACGACAAAATCAGATTATTATGCATATTTTATTGTTAAAGGAGATAAATATGATTTAATAGTATGTAAAACTGAAGATATAAGACAACTAATTAGAGATAAAGATTATATAAGAATTCATAGAGGTGGCGATAATAAAAATAGCGAATTTTATCTATTTAATAAAAATATTTTCTGTTCCAAAATAAACTGTCAAACATACTCTATTTAATATAATTTTTACTTTAAAATATGTTTTCTATTATTTTATATATATGCCGTTCAACCTTGAAAAACAAGGAAAGATATTAGCACAAATTGATGGTGGTAAATTTAACAAAAAAATTGTTGCTATCACTGATAAAAACGCAGAAGGTGTTACAAAAGAATTTCCTCATATCCATATAGGTGATGTTGGTAAATTCCAACAAATACCAGACCCTGAAACAGAACGCCAAATTTTATATATTTTTGGTGCTTCTGGTTCTGGTAAATCAACATACGCACGCAATTATATTGAAAAGTGGTTAAAGTTAAATAAAGATGGTGATATCTATTTATTTAGCACATTAAAAGATGATGATTCACTTGATGCTGTTAACCCTAAACGCATAACACTAGATGAAAAGTTAGTTAATGACCCATTAGACCCTGAAATGTTTCAAGATTCTATGGTAGTATTTGACGATATTGATGTTATTAAGGATAAAGCAATTAAAGAAGCAGTTTATAATATATTAAATGGTATCCTTGAAACTGGTAGACATTTTAATACTAGTTGTATATCAACAAATCACTTGCCTTCAAATGGTGCTGATACCCGTAGAATTCTTAATGAATGTCATAGTATAACATATTTTCCCCACTCAGGTGCAGGAGCACAACAAAGAAGATTCTTAGAAAATTATGCTGGTTTAGATATTAAAGAAATAAGAAAAATTAAAAAACTAAATACACGCTGGGCAACTATTTTTAAAACTTATCCAATGTGTGTAATGACTGAGAAAGATTTATTTACTTTCGCAGATGCGGATGATGAACCACCAAATAATGATGTTGATGTCTAAAATGACACTAATATAGGTTTGGTGTTTTTAATATAATCTTTTTGTTGACTTTCAGAATGTGCCATATCATTGGCATCTTTTTTTTGTTCATCAACAACTCCACCATATTTATCTGTTAAAAAGATATGACGGAGCATACTACTTCCAATAGCCTTATCAAATATTTTATTTAATATTCTAGTTATACTATTTACTTTATCTAATGGTCTCTTATCACGATGCATTAAGAAAAATAAGTTTTCTTTAACTTTAGGTTCTTTTTTAACAATTGAAACTCCATTAATATGGGGTAAATATTTCATTATTGATTTCCATAAATTATCACCTATTTGTATGATTTGAACACCATATTTTGAACTTGTCTTATATGAGTTAAAAATGAATTCTTTCTTTTCTAAGTTTAACCAATTGTATTCTTTTGATAAATCAGGAGAATATGAGTTTGTTAATTTCATTATTTGATAGTCTTTATTTCTACGGGGTGCTTTGTGGACATATAAACTTAATATAACATATGATAATAAAGTATTATATTGTGAATCAGTAATGTGTTTATTTTTATAGAATTCATCAACTTTCTTTTCTAATTCAGAATAGTGTTTTCTGACTTCATCCCAAGATATCCAATTTTTATCTTGTGTTTCTGTCATATCATTTACTTTTACATCCTTATTTATTTCTTCATTCTTTTTCATCATTAAATTATAGTATTTGTCGTGTAGTTTTTTAACAACAGGTCTTTCAGATGTAGATAAGACTGATACTATACTTATAAGATAGTTTCTTTTAGTATTTTCTTTATATACATCTAATCTTCTTTGTATGACATCAACATCTTTTAAAAAGTTAAAGTTCTTAAATCCACTGTCATTATTGAGTTTTTTTAAATTACGCATATAAGTTTTGATTGATGAGTCGGATAAATTTTTTTTGTTTTTTAATAACATTTCAAGATTTTCCATAAAACTAAGTTTATCAGAAACTGAGTTTGACATTAATAAATCTTAGATATTTTTTACAGTAAATATTTTTTTTACACATTTAATAATTATTTCTAAAATATATATATAATACTTAATGGATGAACAACAGTTGGAACAAATTGAAGAGACACCTATGGGTGATGATGACATAAGAACTTATTTTCCAAATGCGAAGGTCATTGCGTATAAGAAATTAAATAACATAGGAAGTATTACTGAATTATTACCTAAAAATAAGTCATATTTCTTTATGTTAGTAGAAGATAGTCCAAATAAAGGACATTGGGTCTGTATGAATCGTCTTAATAATGTGATTGAGTTCTTTGACTCTTACGGTGGTGCACCTGATTCACAATTAAAATGGATTCCAAAAGAACAAAGTGAAATGTTAGGTCAAGGAGACAAAAGATTGACTCAACTATTAAAAGAATCTGGTATGAAAGTTAATTATAATCCGTTCAAATATCAAGAAGAAGATTTTGATATTCAGACTTGTGGTCGTCATTGTTGTTTAAGAATAAAAACTATGTTAGAAGGAAAAGACTTAGATGCATATCATAAATATATGAATGAGATGAAAGACTCTTCAGGGATGAACTACGATGAGATTGTCAGCTTTTTTATCCGTAGATAATTTATAAGTTTTGAGATGGTTCATTACTTCTTCATTAGTCCATCCTATCCATTCGCCTTTTTCATTATAAGGTTTTCGCATAGGAAGTTTAATATGAGTAACCAACTTGGTATTAGAAACAGTAGAAACAATAGGTTTAATAACTTTTGTAACATTTTTCATATAAAATAGTTTAGTAAAAAATATTTTTTTAAGTAAAAAATCTATAGTAATTTATATATGTCTGGAGAGTTATTTGATGGCGAACCTGAATACCATTTGGTAAAAGAATACGAAGAAAAACCCGATGTTGATAAATTAACTGAAGTATTTGTTGTTGTATTTTTAGTTGAGGAAGACGATGAATTTAAAACAGAAGAAGAAAGAACAAGAATGGTCTTTTTCACAAATCTAGAAAAAGCGTTCAAGAGATTTAAAATACTTGGTCCTAATAAAGCATACTGTAAAAGAATTATTACTGATGATGAAAGATTAATTGAATTATGCAAACATAACGATAGCCTTAAGATTGAAGTTCCCGACGAGGAAAAGAAAGATGATAGTGTTACATTAGTGGAACAGTCGACTAATGATAAATCTATTGAAGTATAATTATATATTTTCTAAGATAAATATATAAATATGCCTTATATTATTAAGAAAGTGAAAGATGGATATAAAGTGTGTAAGAAGGATGATAAAAGTGTATGCTTTAGTAAAAAGCCATTATCAAAAGAAAGAGCAGAGCAACAATTAAAAGCTATTTTAGCATCTGAAAAATCAGGGGGAGCTACTCCATCCAATCCTGAGTTATATGAAAAAGTAAAAAAAGAAGTATATGAAAATAATCCTAAACATTCAGCCTACCGTTCAATGGCTGTTACCAAAGCATATAAAAATGCTGGTGGAACATATGAAGATTTTGATAATAAAAGTATGAATACAAAAAAATGGTTAGGTCAAAAATGGTCTTCAGTAAATGACTATTATCATAATGGTGAAGTAGTTGAATGTGGAAATACAGATACACAGAAAAAATTTGGTGAGTATCCTTTATGTCGTCCTTTAGCTATTATTGAAAAATTATCAAAAAAAGAGATGAAGAAAATGATTGACGAAAAAGATAAACTTGGTAAGAAACCACTAGTAACAGAAAAGGTATTAGGAACAGATGAATTTAATATTAAGAATACAAAGACAGGAGGTTGTGCAAGTTGTGGGGGTATGGAAGGAGGTTTAAAACCATTAGTTGCCCGTGAAGGTGGTAAAGTATTATTAAAGAAAAGAATTGTTGAAAAATATTTTCCTGATGCGGATACTTATACAACATTTGTTGACCCATTCGTAGGAGGTGGTTCAGTTTATTTATATAAAAATAAAGATGGACATAAAGAAGTTATAAACGACATTGACCCAGATATTATTGAACTATTTAAAGGGTTTCAAAAATTTGATGAAGAAAAAATAGCTAAAGATGTTAATGGGGATTATACAGAAAAGGATTTTAAGGATATACAGAAATCAACTCCAACCAGTGAATATAATAAGTTTCTTAAAAAATACTTGTTATATAAATTAAGTTATTTAGGTCGTGGTATATCATTTGGTAAACCAAGAATTAGTGCAAATTTTAGAGGTTATAATGATAGATTAAATGATGCTACTATATTAAATACAGATTATAAAAATGTTATTAAAAAGTATGATGGTAAATCAACATTCTTTTATCTAGACCCTCCTGTAACAGGTTCATTTGGTGCATATAAGTTTTCTCCTGTAGATATGGAAGAATTAATTAAAATTCTTAAGACAATAAAAGGAAAGTTTTTATTATCACTTGGAAGCACAAAGTTTAATAAAGAATTATTCAAGGGTTTTAGAATTGCTACTATTACAACAAGATATGTAGGTGAAAGAACACAAGGTGGACAAACTAATGAAGTCAAAGAACATTTAATTATGAATTATGGTCCTAGAATGGAAGGTGGTTGTGATGCGTGCGGGAGAAGAATAGGTGCTGGTAAGAAAAAGAAGATGTGTGGTGGATGTGCAGGGATGTGTGGAGGTATAGTTCCGCAATTTCATAATCAATTAAAAAAGATTGATTTAGACCCAAAGAAATATCTTAATAAGGCAAAAGAATTAGCAAAATCAACTGGTTATGACCCATCAAAGGTTTCGTTCTCAGATGATGCTAAACATAAATTGATGTATGAAAGTCCTGATGGTAATAGGTATTTTGGGGCAGTAACTTATTCTGATTATATTATATGGACTTGGTTAGAACACATTGGTGATGTAGAAGAAGGAACAGCAGATAAGCGTAGAGCAGCATACCGTGCAAGAGCATCTAATATAAAGGGTGATTGGAAGTCTGATAAATATAGTCCTAATAATTTGGCAATAAACATTTTATGGTGAAAAAAACAGCTTTTTAAAGATTTGACCAATTTTCGGGTTTTTGCCAAAGTTTCTATAGAGTTATGTCAAAAACCCGATTTTTGGCAAAATGGTTTTCTGGGGCGGAGATTGGCGGGTTAAAAAAATGGCAAATTATTCTGTGAAAAAAAAGTTTAAAAAAATTCGTTTAAAAATTCCAAAAATAAAATCTCTAGTATAGTATATAATGCCTACTTATTACGAGTTAAACAAAGAAAAGATATTAGAAAGAAGACGCCAGCAAATGGAAGCAAACCCCGAACGCTTCAAAGAATATAAAAAAAATTGGAGAGAAAAAAATAAAGAATATATGAAGGATTACTACCAAAAAAATAAAGAAAAAATCAAGGCTCAAGCAAAAGCCTACTATTACAACGGGACGCAAGAAGAAAAAGCCCCTGTTGATGAAATCAAACCTCAAGATTAAATCTTTAAAAAATCTTTAAAAATTTTCTAAAGTTTAATATATAAATGTCTAAGAAATTTTTCAATATAGATGGTATCCAATGGCTTTCTGGTTCTGGTTCACAAGACGAATTAATCTCAATGATGGAACCCGACGACCGACTTTTTCACGCAGTTTCTAATAATCGTCATTTATGGGCTTTGATGTCTCAGCATCAGATTATAAACTATTTGAAAAGAAATAATATGAATATATGCGAAGTATTGGTGCATTATCCAAAAAAGTTATATTTTGATATTGACGGGACGCCAGACTGTAAACTAATTGATATTATGATTATATTATATAAGTATTTTGACAAGGACGAAAAGAATTGGTCTATATCTGGATACGAAACCGATGTAAAACATAGTTATCATATTGTCAATAATAAATATATCATCGCATCTGATGATGAATTATTAAGAGTTAAAAACTTAGTAAAATATATAAAGCATACCATTAATAATAATTTTGATGATTGTGTATATTCTAAAAATCGTAATATGAAATGTATATATCAATCAAAACCAAACACGCAAAACATACAACTAATGATAAACGATAAGATAGAAACCAACCATTTAATTACATCATTTATTACATCAGAAATACCCATTTCAAACAGTAAACTTTTCAATATTCACAACACATCAGAACTATTAAATAAGTTGACAATAAAAGAAACTATAAGAACCGAAGTTTTACACTTACCTGTAGATTTTACAAATGAACAAGCAAACGACGCAAGGGAATTATTAAAACTTGCCCCCACATCCGATATATCACACGCTCACCGCTGGAAGGTTGCCCTCTTCTGTTATTTTAACGGTTTAAAAAGAGAAGAGTATATGGAATGGTTTTTAAAGGCTAATCCGTCCGCTTCTCGTATTTCTAAAGTAGAGTATTTTTATGATTATGAAATCCCCAAAGCAACAGATTATAAGGTCTCTCTTTCAAATTTCCGTAAATATTTAAGCATATGGTATCCTGATTTATTAGAGGATACACATTTTACATCTCGCTTTTTAGGTTCATTCAAATTAGATAATATTGTAAATATCAAAAGAATAGAACAAGAACATTTTAATATAGATAAGAAAACGATAATATTTAATATTCCTATGGGTGGGGGTAAAACTACCACTACATTACAATATTTAAAAAATTCTGGTTCTAGTTTCATCTGGCTAGCACCTAGACAGACACTAATCGCTAATATATCCTTCAGACTCAACGAAGAATATCAAATTGAACACACTTGCCATTTATATGTAGGCAAAGATAAAAAACCATTAACAACAGCAAATAAACTTTTAATTTGTAATCAGTCGCTCCATTATGTTCAAGACACTCAAAATTTTGAAACAGTCATTATAGATGAAATTGAAACAGCCTTAAACAGTTGGGACGATGAAGAAACTCATAAATCAAAACTACCAACTAATTTTAACCGTTTTTGTAGTGTTATCCAAAAAGCCAAAAAAATAATTTTGTTAGATGCTTTTATAACAACAAAAACAATTAAGTTTTTAAATACACTAGGTATCAAAAACAAAGACATTATAATATATAATAATAATGTTTCAACCATTACCAAAACATTAAAATTTAATGACACATTCGAAAAAACACTTAATAAAATAGTAGATGACATTAGAGCCAACAAAAAAATATTTATTTTCTATGCTTTTAAAAACGCATCAGAAAATGGGCACTATTCAATTATACAATTAGACAATAAAATAAAAAGTATGATAAAACAAAAAGACATATACGCAGAAAATGATGTTAGAAAGATTAAAAAAATAAATGAGATTCCGACAGAACAATATAAAAACAGTCTATTATATTACGCAGAAAGCAAAGAAAAAAATGAATTAGGTAATGTAAATGAAAAATGGGCTGTTGCTGATTATGTGATAACTACATCTTCCATTACAGTAGGTGTAAATTATGAGGGCTTAGACTATGATAAAGTTTATTTATTATGTTCTGGAACAGTCAACAACCCAAGGGACATTATACAATGTTCTATGAGAATCAGAAAACCAAAAGAGAATGTAATGGAGTTATTTTTCTTTGATTTAATGACAAAAGATTTTAAGGCTTTTCCGTCATATTATCACAGCGACAACAAAATATACAAATCTTTAATATGTAATGTATACGCCGAGCAACAGGCAGATTTTGCACAAAGTTTCAGAAAGTTCTGCGACTTAACGGGATACGATTACAGCGAACAACCAGATTTAAAATATAAAAAAAAGAAAGAATCAAGAAAATTCGTTAATGATATGTTTGAATCTCGTATGCTTATGGAATATTCTACAATAGAAACAATAGACGACTTAGAAATAATGGAAACATACGAAACGGCGGTTTATAATAGAACCGCAACATTAGAACAGCGTTTCGCCGTCTCTAAATATTATTTTGATGAACGATTTAAAGAATTAGATGAGAAGGACAGAGCCGTGATTTGGAATAATAGAGGAGGTGATTTTTTCAAAGGAGTCAAACACAATCTAATAAATAAAATAAAGGCGGAAAACAAGATTGACGACTTAATTAATTTAAACTTAAAAAAGATTGAATTATCTGATAATTTGAAAGAGGATATAAAAACTTTCTTCTCTTTTGATATTAAAATGAAAAATCAGTTAATCGTCAAAACAATTAATAATTTATTAGGCGTTGTAGCGATTGACAAGGCGGAATCATCAACAGGGAAACATACAGGTTTTCAATTTTCTAGTTTATTCAAAATATTAAATGATATTAATATTAAATGGGATACTATAAAGGCGGAAAAAGAGGTTAAATTTATAGATGAACAGGCGGAAATAGAAGAACCGACAGAGGAGGCGGAAATGGTTTCTTTTAATGATTTTAATAATTGGTTTCAAAAATTGACACCGTATGAAAAAATTAATATTTCTGATGATGATAGATGTAAATATAAACATTTCTTATTAGATTTATAAGTCTTGGATGATAGCATCTATTTGCCAGAAATCGGGTTTTTTGAAAAGTTTCTATAGAGTTATGTCAAAAACCCGAAAATTGGAAATACGATGTTTACCATCGGAAAATATTCAAATCTAATTTTTGCATTTTTTAGATAGTGCGATGTAATAAACCTTTTTTATACCTTATAAATAGTGTAAAAAACCTTTAGAAATTTTCAAATTTTCCCAGTAAAAAAACCTTTAGAAATTTCAGGGCTTAAAGCCTGAAAAAACCTTTAAGAAATATTTTTATTTAAAATTTATTTAAAGATTTATTTTCTAGTATAGTTATATAAATGTCCGTAAATGTTTTAAGTTTACTTTCTGGCTCTGTTGCCTCCGCTTTCCCTAACTGCTCCCTCTCTTTCAACGAAATCACCCGTCAAATTCTCTCAGACGGTAAAATTATATTATCATTTGCTTTAACAATTGTAACCCCTGAAGGGGAAGGGCAAATTATCCCCATCTCTGATTATTTTGAATTAGTAGAAAAACAAACCGAACAACTACAAAAAGCGATTGACGAAATTAAAAAGAAATTAAATGTATTAGACGATATAGAAGGAGCAGAAAAACAATATAAAATTTTATCAGATAAAAAGGATGATTTAACCGATGTTCTTTTATTTATTCTATTACAAACCGCAGAAATGAAACACAAAATAAGAAATATGGAAAAATACCAAAAAATAGAAAACTTTTCTGTATATAGCGAAAAAATAGTTAAATATATATTATCAAAGACTAATTTTATTTTAGAAATCTTTGACGGTTTAAAGAAAATATCAATAGTAGAAGAAGAACCTAAACCAGAACAAGAAGACGATAGTGACACCGAAAGCACAACAAGCACAGAAAGCGAAACTTTTTTAGGTTCAATCCACATAGATGAAGAAAAAGAAGAAGA